AGTATTTTTATATCGCGCATAAACAAGAGACGCTTTACCTGTACCCAGGCAATCAGTCAGTCTTCAAGGGGTCTATGGAAGACAATCAACTGCGGACTATGGGGCTTAGACCCATACGCGAGCGCCGTGTAGATCGCAAGAAAGTCATGTGGATGAAAACCAATGGCTTTGAAGTGCTTGAAGAGCGCGAATGGGCGGGTAATTGGATTCCAGTTGTGCGCGTGGTAGGTAATGAGTTTCAAGTTGATGGCCGCATCTTTATTTCAGGCATCGTACGCAACGCTAAAGATGCTCAACGGATGTATAACTACTGGACAAGCCAAGAAGCTGAGATGCTTGCGCTTGCACCTAAAGCGCCATTTATTGGTTACGGTGGTCAGTTTGAAGGTTATGAGTACCAGTGGAAAACGGCTAATACACAAAATTGGCCCTATTTAGAGGTCAATCCTGACGTTACCGACGGTGCTGGATCGATCTTACCGTTGCCGCAACGTGCTGCACCACCACTACCGCAAACAGGTCTTATTCAGGCCAAGATGGGTGCGTCTGAAGACATCAAAGCTACCACAGGCCAGTATGACGCAAGCCTGGGGCAGGTGTCTAACGAACGTTCTGGCCGTGCTATTTTAGCAAGACAGAAGGAATCTGACACAGGAACTTATCACTACGTTGATAATTTAGCCCGTGCTGTACGGTATGTGACGCGTCAATTGGTTGATTTGATACCAAAAATCTACGATACACAGCGTATTGCTAGGATTATTGGTATCGACGGCGAAACCAACATGGTCAAGATCGACCCCTCGCAACAAGAACCGGTCAAGAAGATTATCGACCAGACAGGTGTGGTGATCGATAAGATTTATAATCCATCAGTTGGCCGATACGACGTGGTGGTGACCACAGGCCCAAGCTACATGACCAAGCGCCAAGAAGCTATGGACGCTATGGCTCAAATTTTGCAGGGCAACCCCAACTTATGGGCTGTTGCAGGCGATTTGTTTGTTAAAAACATGGATTGGCCTGGTGCTCAAGAGATGGCAGCACGTCTTCGCAAGACCATCGACCCGCAACTGCTTGCTGATCAAGATAACGATCCTGCGCTACAAGCTGCTCAGAAGCAAATTGAAGCGATGGGCGCTGAAATGCAACAAATGCACGATATGCTTATGAATGTCAATCAGTCGATTGAGGCTAGAGACGTTCAAGTACGTGAATTTGAGGCTAAAATCAAGGCATTTGATGCCGAAACCAAGCGTATTTCAGCCACAATGCCTGGTATGACCATGGAGCAGATTCAAGATATTGTGATGGGGACACTTGCTGCTGCACATGATGCGGGGGATTTGATACCGCCGCAGCAAATGCAAGGCCCAATCATGCCGGAATCAGACGATATGGGGCGTGAAGCTGCTATTATGGCTCGTCAGGAAGAAGCTCAACAGGCCAGACCGATGCCAAACGTGGTGCCACAGGAGGGCCAAGTATGAAATGTGCTGATTTTATAGGCATGTTGTTTTTGGCCCGTGACGTTACTCACTCAGTCCATCTAAACACACGCAGCTATAGCAAACATAAAGCCTTACGTAAATTTTATGACAAAATTGTCGATTTAGCGGACAATTTTGCTGAAGCCTACCAAGGTAAACATGGTCTAATTGGCCCGATTTCATTGATGAACGCAGGTAAAACCTCTAACATCCTAGATTTTATGCAAGATCAGGTTGATGAAATTGAAAAAATCAGGTATGAAGTGTGCGATAAAGATGAAACCGCGCTGCAAAATATTATCGATGAAATTGTCGGGTTGTACTTAAGTACAATCTACAAAATTAAGTTTCTTGCATAAGGAACCACGATGGAACTTCTCAATCCAATGGGTAAGACGGATTACCCTACCTACACGGCTACAGCCGGTGCTACAGCAGGCAACACGACAGCGTGGGGTGCAGGGCCACAAGGCGTTTTAGTATGGTGTGATGTGGCGTGTTATGTTGAAGTTGGTGTGGGTGCTGTAGCTACAACGGCTAGCACGGCCATTACCGCTAATACGCCGATTCCGTTTGTCGTTCCCTTAAACACCACAGGCGCTCCGTGGCGTGTTAGTGTGCTACGTGTTGGTGGCACTGACGGAACAGCTTACTGTAAGCCAATAAATAAGCAATGAGTTACTTTGGTGTTGATCTTAGAAATTCTGTCGCTATAGGATTAGCCGGTATTACATCGCTATTTTCTGGCTCTAGTAATATACCTACACCACCGTCTGGCAATTTTATTATCTTAGAAACGTCTGGCTATCTTGTGCAAGAAGTAGGCACATCGCCAACTAATCGTTTTAAGCTGGAGTAAAGCATGGCAGATACAAAAATCAGTGCGCTAACAAGCGGCAATCCAGCGCAATCAGGTGATGAGATACCCATAGCGCGAAGCGGCGCTAACTATAAGATTACAGCAGGCAGTATTGCATCGCTTAGCAGCACACCGCCTGGAGGGTCTAATACCCAAGTTCAATTTAATAATTCAGGCGCGTTTGGTGGTAGCGCTAATTTAACTTGGGATGGAACAAACGTACAGATTGGTGCTACAGGTGCTTTAAGACTTGCGGATACCGATTCTAGTAACTATGTTGCTTTCAAGTCGCCTGGAACCGTAGCATCTAATGTTACTTGGACGCTTCCATCAGCAGACGGAACATCTAACCAAGTTTTAACAACTAATGGTTCAGGTACGTTATCTTGGTCAACACCATCAGGTTCTGGTGATGTTGTAGGGCCAGCATCTGCTGTTGACAGCCAGATTGCGTTATTCAACAGCACGACCGGCAAACTGATTAAAGCAGCAACAACAACAGGCCTGCTTAAGGCCTCATCAGGTGTCATAGCCGCAGCGGTATCTAGCACAGACTACGCACCAGCAACGACAGGCACTAATGCTCAACTGCTTGCAAACAGTGGCTCTGGTGGTTTTGCTAACGTTACGGTTGGATCAAACCTTGCTTTGTCTGCTGGTACGTTAACAGCAGGTCTTGTTTGGCAATCTGTCCAAACCACAGGTTTCACCGCAGTCGCAGGACGGGCTTATCCCTGCAATACAACGAGTGCGGCATTTACAGTCACGCTACCTGCGAGTCCGAGTGCTGGACAGCAAGTGCAGTTAGTTGACTATGCTGGAACGTGGGGAACAAACAATGTCACCGTGGCTCGAAACGGAAGCAACATCACTGGAGTTGCGATAGATGCGCCCTTAACAACCACTAGAGGTGCCATAACGCTAACTTATGTTGATTCCACTCAAGGATGGGTTGCGACTAATTCATACAAGGTTGGCGATTTGTTCGTCCCGATTGAGTATCTAGTAGTTGGCGCTGGTGGCGGTGGTGGGGGTGGTACTAGTGGCACTTACTATGCTCCGGCTGGCGCTGGCGGCTTAGTAAATTATGGATTGTATGGAATAACGGAAAGCACCAATTATTCTGTTTCTGTAGGCGTTGCTGGAGCCGGAACTTCCGTAAATAACGGGGTTGGAGGGAGTGGAGGAACTTCTAGTTTTGCCACCATCACATCAACGGGAGGTGGTGGAGGCGGTGCAGTCGCCCAAAACATCGGCGGTAGTAACGCGCTTTATTCTGGAGCAACATTAGGAGCACCTGCTGGTTCAGGTGGCGCTGGTGCTGGAGGAAGTACAACAACTAAAAATGGTGGTGTCGGTGTTTCTTCAGCTATTACAGGAACCGCAGTGGGTTATGGTGGTGGTGGAGCAGGTGCCAATCCAAGTCCCGGAACTGCTGTCGATGGCGGCGGTTCGGGAACTGCTGGTTTAGCAAACCGTGGTGGTGGCGGGGGCAGTTCACTAAGTGGTGGCTCTGGTGTTGTCATTCTAAAATACCCCAGTACTTATTCTCTGTTTAGCACAGGAACTATCAATAAATCTACTTCAATTTCTGGTTTGTCTAAGATTACTACGGTTACATCAGGCTCTGGTAACGTTTATTGGACAACTCAACCAGATTTGAACTTTATGGTTGTTGGCGGTGGTGGTGGTGCCGGCGGCGGTGTTGGCGGCTTATATTTTGAGCCTGCTGGCGCTGGCGGCATCGTCTCATTAGGAAACACACCGCTGTCATCTGGTTTGAGTCTCACTATATCCGTAGGGGGTGGCGGTGCAAAGAGCACGGGAAGCGGAACTACAGGAACCAGTGGAACTCAATCAAGCATTACAAGTTATTCAACTTCCACGGGTGGTGGGGGTGGTAAAGGTTCTGGTTCTGGCGGCGACAACGCTTTATACACGGGTGGGACGCCAGCCGTAGGTAGTGGCGCTGGTGGAGCTGGCGCTGGTGGTAACGGTAGCGGTGCAAATGGCGGTGTTGGCGTTACCACAGATATTAGTGGAAGCTCGCTCGGGTATGGTGGTGGTGGCGGGTCTGGACCAGGCTCTGCGACTGGAACCGCTGTAGACGGCGGTGGGGTTTACAATGTGGCTGGCTCCACAAACCGTGGCGGTGGTGGTGGTGGTTTTGCTAACGGCGGATCTGGCGTAATTATTTTCAGTTATCCGAGCACATTTACCGCAACCATTGGCGCTGGTTTAACTGGGTCCACGAGCACAGTTGGCTCAATAAGGATCACTACAATTACCAACGGAACAGGCACAATTTCTTGGGCATAAGGAAAAAAGATGGCTCATTACGCTTTTTTGAACGAAAGCAATATCGTTACAGAAGTTATTGTTGGTAAAAATGAGGGTGAGGACGGTATTGACTGGGAACAGTGGTACGGAAACTTTCGCAAACAGGCTTGCAAACGCACCAGCTACAACACATACGGTGGAGTTCATGAATTTGATGGCACTCCTTTCAGAAAGAACTATGCTGGCATCGGCTACACCTACGACCCCCAACGAGACGCGTTTATCCCTCCAAAACCATATCCATCGTGGGTACTGAACGAAGATACCTGCCTATGGGATGCGCCTGTACCTATGCCTAGCGATGGCAACATGTATCAGTGGGATGAGGCAACGACGAGCTGGATTTCTCAAAGTAAGGACTAACCATGTCAACCATCAAAATATCCGCATTGCCAAGTGGTAATCCGGCACAATCGGGCGATGAGATACCGATTGCTCGCAGCGGCACAAGCTACAAAATTACGGCTGGAAGCATTGCTGGTCTTGCTACAGCGGGTGTGCAAGGACCACCTTCCTCGGTAAACAACCAAATTGCGTTGTTTGCAGGAACGTCAGGCGACAGCATACAGGCTGCATCAACGACAGGGGTGCTAAAAGCCACTTCTGGTGTTATTGCTGCGGCGGTGTCAGGTGTTGACTATGGTGACATTTACGGCGCAGATACTATTTGTACCGACAACACGATTGTGCGGTTTGATGGCACAACAGCAAAAACCATACAAAAATCAGTTGCTACACTGAGTGATGCTGGTGTTTTAGCCCTTCCTGGAACTGCTAACACATTAAGTCTTAGTGGGTCTTCTACCGGCAATCCCGCGATAATTCAAGCTACGGGTTCTGATAGCGACATCGAGCTTCGTATTCGCGGTAAAGGTTTGGGGGGTACTACGCTTGGCACAGCAAATGGTACGGCGCTATACGCAGGAACTTTGGGTACAGCGGTTAACTATTTTCAGATTGTAGGTACGTCTACAGGGATTCCAGTTATATTGGGGCCGGAAGGGACTGATAGCAATATATCAGTAGGTCTATATTCAAAAGGATCATCATCCTATTTTGATTTTTTTACTAACACTGCTAATAGACAGTTAAGAATTTCCAATACAAATTCAGTAGCTAATTATATCAATGTAACGGGCGCTACTACGGGCAACGGGCCTGAAGTATCCGCAGCCGGTTCAGATACCAATATTGATCTTAAACTAACACCTAAAGGTACTGGCGCCGTTAAATTTGGTTCTAGTGCTTCAGCCACTTCGGCAGGGTTCTTGACCGCCAATGGTTTGACGTTCCCCGCTGTGCAAGTTTCATCAGCAGATGTCAACACACTTGATGATTACGAAGAAGGGACGTGGACACCTATTTATTTTTCATTAGATATATTTAATGGTGATATAGCGGTTACTTACACTGCTGTAAGTGGTCAAGTTGGACGCTACAGAAAAATAGGTGCTGTTGTTTTTATTGAATTTCAAATAACAACATCTTCTGTTACCGTAACTGGATCAACGTCTAACGAGTTATATGTTGATGGGCTACCTTTTGTACCAATTTCAGGTTTTCCACAAAACTCAGCCATAGTAAATATAGGCAATTCAGACGGATGGACAACAAACGCACCTTCATTTGGCTATGCTACAACCATTACAGGCATATTGCTAAAGTATAAAACAGCTCCAAACGCTCTTACTTCATCACTTATAACTGGTGCAAATTTAACAAACGGCGCAAATAAAAATACTATTAGAGCAAGCGGCTTTTACTTAACTGCAACGTGAGGCAACTATGATTACTAAAGATGTTGTAATTGACAAGATTGAAGTTTTAGAAAATGGCGGCGTTCTTGTTCGACAGGTCACTAAGATTGTTGAAAATGGTGAAGAAATTTCACGCTCCTACCATCGTTCGTCGTTTGCTCCAGGACGCGACGTATCAGACCAAGACGCTCGTGTCCAAGCTATTTGCAACGCTGTTTGGACACCTGAAGTTATCGCGGCACACCAAAACGCTAGGTCAGCTTCCGAATAGGAATGTAAACATGTCTGTCTTCATTTCAGCGCTTGGTGGCGCGGCAGCACAGTTTTTTGATGGCAGCGGCAATCCTTTGTCGGGAGGGCTACTGTACTCTTATGCGGCTGGCACCACTACACCTCAAGCCACCTACACATCGTCGGCAGGCTCAACGGCGCACACCAACCCGATCGTATTGGACTCGGCAGGGCGCGTGCCGTCAGGCGAAATTTGGTTAACGGGTAGTCTTAACTACAAATTTGTATTAAGAGACAGTGCTGGAGCGCTGATTGGTACTTACGATAATTTGACAGGTATCAACGCTTATGGCACTGCGACTCAAATATCTTACACACCACCGTTTTCAAACAGCACGGCTACCAACGTATCCAATAAGTTGTCGCAAATGGTTAGCGTCAAGGATTTTGGTGCTGTGGGTGATGGTGTGGCGAATGACACCACAGCCATCCAAACGGCTATTACACAATCAGCAGGTAAGACGCTCTACTTTCCTAGTGGTACTTACGTGGTAAGCACCCAAGTCAACTTGGTATCCAATATCACGTTGCTTGGTTATAACGCAACCATCACTTGCACCACTACACCTACTACCGACCTCATCTTCGGCGCGGCAAAAACAAACATAGTCATTGAAGGTCTGACGTTTGACGGCGGCGGCTATACAGTTGCCACTAACATTGGTCTAGTTGCTTTCCAGCTTTGCACAGACGTTAAAGTTATCAACTGTCGCTTTATCAATATGGACAGGTTTGGTTTGATCGCTAACGGTGGTTCGCGCTATCTGTTTGACGGCAACTACATCAAGCGAAACACAGCGGTTAACACACAAAATCAAGCTATTTTAGTTTCTACATCAGCAGGCGGCGTGACAAAATCAACTATTTCAAACAACGCTATGATAAATAGCGCGTTAAATGTATCGATGTCTGAAAGTATTATTGCAAATAATTACATAACGGGTTGGAAATTTGGTGCTGGTATTACCACTGAACAAGATCCAAATTGTAAACTATTGCAAATTTTAAATAATTATTGCGCCGACTCCACAGGCACAGATGTTAACTTTACGACTTGCATGGGAATTGAAAATTGGGCGCCGTTTTCTGTTATTTCCGGTAATTTTTGCGTTGATAACGCTGGCAGCGGTATTGATCAAGGCGGCAAAAACAACATTTGCTCTAACAATTATTGTTTTAACAATGGAAAAACCGTTAATTCTCCAGGAATTATTGCAAGATACGGCACAGCAACATACAACGCTAGTTACTCATTGTTCAGCAATAATTATTGTTATGATTCTAGTGGTGCTGGTGGCACACAAACCTACGGCTATCAAGAACAATCTTCTTCATTAGCATACATAATGGTGGTAGGTAATCAGTTTCCCCTCAATAAATTAGGTCAAGTAAATATTTTATCTACAACAACTGGCTATCAAGGCACGGTTTTTTATGGCACACAAGCGTATTCAGCGACAACTATTACTAACGGAAACCGAGCTGTTGTAACAATCACTACACCTAACGCAGCGCTTGGCGATATGGTTACCGCGTCCTACGATAAAGATTTACAAGGGATTACTATGTTTGGTTATGTCAACGCAACCAATTCAGTTACATTAATTTTATCAAATAACACGGGCGGCAGCGTTACGTTAGCTGCGGGTAACTTTTATGTGCAATCACAAAAAACTTTAATTTCGCCAGCCTATTGACAATTAATGTAAAATTGCTTCAGACTTAAGTTTAATTAGCTGTACTGGCCCAATAGACCAGGGTTCCTTTGGGATAATGATGACCGAGCAAGTTCAAGAAGCCTTAGCGGAAGTAGAATCCGCGCTAGCACCGGAGGTGACGGCCACCACGGACAATGCACAACATGCGCCGGAGGCCGCTGAACAAGCACCAGAGCAGACTGAGGAAAAGCGTTTTACTCAGGCTGAACTTGATGCGATGATCAGCAAACGCCTTGCAAGAGAGCAACGCAAATGGGAACGGGAACAGAAGCTGAGGGCCGCAACGCCCGATATGCCGTCTGGTGATTTACCCGCGCAAGAACATTTTGCTACGACCGAAGACTATGCGGAAGCACTAGCCGAACGGAAAGCAGCCGAATTACTTGCACGACGTGAAGCAGAAAGACAGCGTGCTGAAATTCTTGAGGTCTATCACGAGCGCGAAGAAGAAGCGCGTGCGAAGTACGAAGATTTTGAGCAGGTTGCGTACAACCCACGTCTTCCAATCACGACAGTGATGGCCGAGACGATTCAAGCGTCTGATGTCGGACCAGAGGTGGCGTATTACCTTGGGTCTAATCCAAAAGAAGCTGATCGTATCGCCAAGTTGTCGCCTTTCATGCAGGCAAAAGAAATTGGGAAGATTGAAGCTAAATTAAGCGAAAATCCACCCGTTAGGAAATCGTCGAGCGCCCCAGCACCAATTCAACCTGTTACACCACGGGGTGGCAACGCAAGAATTTTAGACACGACTGATCCGCGTTCAATTAAAGAAATGTCAACGTCAGAGTGGATTGAAGCCGAGCGTCAACGACAGATTAAAAAATGGGAAACTCAAAACCGTATCCGCTAATTTTTTATAAGGAATTATCATGGCAAATAGTTTATTAACCATTGACATGATTACTCGCAAGGCACTTGAAATCCTTGAAAATAATCTTGTCTTAACCCGCAACGTCAACCGTCAATACGACGATAGCTTTGCTGTCGAAGGTGCTAAGATTGGTTCAACCTTGCGTATCCGTTTACCGGATCGCGCACTTGTTACTGACGGAGCTGCTCTGCAAGTTCAGTCAGATAACGAGCAATTTACCACGTTGACTGTTGCTTCACAAAAACACATTGGCGTTAACTTTACTTCTGCTGAATTGACCTTGCAGTTGGACGACTTCGCAGAGCGCGTTCTTAAGCCGCGTATTAGCCAGCTTGCATCAAGCATTGATGCAGACGTTGCTAATTCGTATCTGTATGTTGGCAACACGGTAGGCACGCCTGGCACAACGCCTGGCACGTCGTTAGTTCTGTTGCAAGCTCAACAAAAACTGAACGAGAACGCTGCCGTTATGTCGCCTCGTTACGCTACGGTTAACCCCGCAGCTAACGCTGGTCTGGTTGAAGGCATGAAGGGCTTGTTTAACCCCACCGACACCATCAGCCGCCAGTTTAAGAATGGCATGATGGGTATGGGTGTGCTTGGGTTTGATGAGATCAACATGTCTCAGTCGATCAAGCAGTTTACGACCGGATCGCGTACGGCTACGGGCGGCACGACTTCTGCGGCTGTTACCAGCGAAGGCGCAACCACTATCGCCATCACTGGCGCAGGCGCTAGCGCAACGGTTAAGGCTGGCGACGTGTTCACCGTGGCTGACTGCTACGCAGTTAACCCACAGACCCGCGAGTCCACAGGTTCGTTGTTCCAGTTCGTTGTAACGACTGACGTTACGCTTAACGGTTCTGGCGCAGGTAACTTGACGGTTGCTCCGATGTACTCGGCAAGCAACGCGCTCGCAACGGTTAACAGCCTTCCTGCCACCAGCAAAGCTGTCGTGTTTGTCGGCGCTGCATCGTCGCAGTACCCACAAAACCTTGTTTATCAC